AATAACGCGCTTGCGTGTCCGGGTGTTTCACGTGAAACATACCAAATACAGGTAGCTGCGCCTATGAGCAGCGGAGAACGGTTATGCGTAGAACGATGAAAAACTTTGCCAAGGTAGTTGTGGAAAAAGAGCGCGCCGCGTGGCGCAGTCTGAAATACGTTGAGGAAAAGTACGGCAAGGATAGCGTAGAACGTCAAAAAGCTTTGTCTGAGTGGGTGGCTATGGACTCCATTAGAATGATGTTCGAAAGTCAGGACGTATTTGACAACGCTTACGAAACATGGTGCAAGAAGTAAACCCGCTGATGAGTCTTTGAAAATTAAGACGAAACACGCAAGCAATAACGCGCTTGCGTGTCCGGGTGTTTCACGTGAAACATACCAAATACAGGTAGCTGCGCCTATGAGCAGCGGAGACGGTATATGATATACGAAAAGTATCAAGTGGCACGGATTTACGGTGAAATGGAAAGACGCATTTCTTTGATGCTTATGCAACATGAGATTGAAACCGAAACGGAGTTAAAAGACACAATATGTTTAATGAGACAAGGCATTTACGTCGCTTTAATGGCAACCGCGTTTAACTGGGACGAGGTGGCCGCTTGGTGTCAGGAACTTGAACGTTAAAACCCGCTGATGAGTCTTTGAGAATTAAGACGAAACACGCAAGCAATAACGCGCTTGCGTGTCCGGGTGTTTCACATGAAACATATCAAATACAGGTAGCTGCACCTGTAAGCAGCGGAGAATCATTATGAAACTGAACAGAAACACCAAAAAGGCGCAGGGTTTTGTGCACGAATACGAGTGTTCAAACATGGTTGGCTTGAATGAGTGTTATAACTCTTATTCTTATGCCAAAGCCGTTGCTGAAGTACGCTGCCGCGGAAAAATGGTCGATATGGACGGCTACGGGTTCAAGATTTTATCGTTTAATTGTATGACGTTCACGTGTGGTTGGTTGTCCGAGGATAAAGAAACAGGCGTTATCATGCTGAACGTAGAAACCGCTTACAATTCTTATCAGATGGAATATTAACTCAACTTATATCCATTAGCTGAGCTTATACCGAACCCATGTTCGATATAAGCCGCGCTAATGGGTAACACACAAACCATTCAATTCTCATACTTTACAAAACACCGGATATATGATATCCTTTAGACAATGAATGACGGAGGAAACAGCATATGACAATTCATAGATGGGCAATTCAGCACGCAATAATCGACTACACACCTGGAAGCGAGGCCGAGGAAGACTTTGCGAGGCGCTGGATTTTCGAACACCGTGACTTGCTGCATAACGTACAGGTGAACGGCAGCACGTTCACTTTCAAAGCAATCAATTCTGTAATTGGAGATTTTGAACGCGACCTCGATATGTTCAAAGAGGAAGATTTACACTTACAAGAAATGGAGGCGTATTTCAATGAGCATTGAGCCTATCACTCTTACCGTCAATCCATGGGTATTTATAGCACTCTGTATCCTTTTAGCCGCACAGCTGGTAGTCTGGTTCCTATGCGTACTCGATTACATGGAAAAGCCGAAACGGAAAAAGCGCCACTGAGCGCTTTCCGTCACACCGAATTCACCGCCCGGTGTCTGATGATGGCAGGTGTCCACACAGATTATATTTATTAAGGTGAGAAAGGCCAAAAATTATGGCAAAGATGATTACCCGCACATTTCGTACTCAGGAGGTCACCGTTATGACAATGGATGTGATCACCAACGCAACCGATCCCAAGACCCTGACGCTGCCTCACGTTCTGCCTGACAACGACAAAATTCTCAAGGCGGCTAAGAAGAAGCTGGACACTGACACCCTGAAAGTGGTTTATGTCATCGGTTCTGAGGTCAAGGAGGAATTGCGTGGCGTGGACGAGGAGCAGTTTCTCGCTATTTCCGTGCCCGTGACCCGCTGAGAAAGGAGGCAATGAACTATGGCTGAGAAGAAGCTGGAAATTACCGTTTTCGCTAAGAACCGGAACACCAAGGATGGCAAGAAGTTTACTACCTATTTTGCAACCATGCCTGGGCGCGAAAAACCCACTAAGGTCAAGTTCCGTCAGGTGTGTGGTGCCCCCGAGTGCCCCGCAAATATCATTTTGCACAAGGGCGGCTGTAACATGAGCAAGGAGAGCTATACGGATGATGTGACCGGAGAGGTCAAGTATTCCGATGTTCTTTGGGTCAGCGCTTTTGAGAATGGTGCGCCCTATGAGGACAAGTCCATGGACGAGTGGTTCTAAGAAAATTAAGAGCGCCCCTGAAATATGGGGCGCTCACTTCTAAGGAGGGCGTATGAGAATAGCGATAGCCATTATCATATCTGCACTCACGTTCTGCGCTGGACTGTTCTTAGCCTTTGACGTGCTGGACGTATTTGCAGGGAAAGAACCTTATTTGAAATGGGCAGGACGTATCTGCTGCGGTGTGTCGCTGTGGCTGTGGATAGTTCTGTTATAAGGAGGTGCCAACATGGCAAGACGCATGACCCCTAATCAAAAAGCATGGCAGCGTGAAATGCTGCGTATCGAAAACATGGCACGTTCTATCGGTATCGAGGACGTGACCAGCATTAAACCCAAGACCCCCGACAAAATTACCAAGAAACATATCGCTCAAGCCGAAGCCATTACGATGGATTATGTTCGGCAAAAGGCAGAGCTTGAGAGCGCGGGAATAAAGACAACAAAGAGAGCGAAGCAGAAAAAGGTTAAAAAGGTAGGCGGCACAAAGAAACCTGATTATGTCCACAAGCCGCGCCGACCTCTGACCGAGGAAGAAAAGCAGCAGAGGGCTGAAAACCTGAGACGCGGTAGGCAGAACCTGACGCATGAACAGCTGAGTGAGAGTGCCAAGAAAGGTGCCGGTAAATGTAAAGATTCAGGCAAGAAAGCAGCACAGACCCGCAAAGAAAAAATTGAGCAGATTAAAAATTTACCACGCGTGTCTGACATAGCAGTGGACAATTTCTTCTCAGAAATTTCTGACCGATTGATGGCACCGCAACCCTCAGATGATGTAAGCGCAGTACAATATTACTATGACGCTATGACTTTGTTGTTGCATGACATAGGTAGAAATCGTTTTGCCACAATGCTTATGTTGGCAGACCAAGATGGTGCTGGAATATATCTGCATTTGCCACCGTCAAAGGTAGATAAAGAATGGGTCATGGGTGCAATTACAGCGTTCTACGGTGTAGTGTCTAAGCATAACCTCGGTTATGGCAAACGCGTCCGCGATATTTGGGAAGAAATGGACGAAAGGAATGACAGCTATGAATTTGAGGAAGATGAGGGTAGCTAATTTCTTTGAAACACTGTACACTTTAATATCACAGGAAGAAACAGCAATAGGTGGTGAGGAAGCAATGCGAAAACCTTTGTATCTGGTGGGGGACTTTGAGACAACCGTTTACAAAGGTCAAGACCACACCGAAGTGTGGGCAAGCGCTGTCGTTCCTCTGTTCTCTGAAGGTGTGCATATACATCATAGCATAGAAGAAACCTTTGACTACCTGGCAGGCATTCACAAGAACGTAGTTATATATTACCACAACCTCAAGTTTGATGGCTCGTTCTGGATTGATTATTTGCTTGTGCAAAAGAAATTCAAGCAAGCTTATCTGAGAATAGGTAAAGAGGAAAACGATGTGGAGTGGTTGCCTAAGGCCAAGATGAAGAACAATTCATTCAAGTATTCCATTTCTGCAATGGGTCAGTGGTACACCATCACCATCAAGGTGAACAACCACTTCATTGAGATACGCGACAGCTTGAAGCTACTACCGTTCAGCGTTAAGCGTATCGGTAAGGCATTCAAGACCAAGCACCAGAAGCTTGACATGGAGTACACTGGGTATAGGTACGCTGGCTGTGAAATCACAGATGAAGAACAGAAGTATATAGCAAATGACGTGCTGGTGGTTAAAGAAGCACTGGAAATCATGTTCAAAGAGGGTCACGACAAGTTAACCATCGGAGCTTGCTGTTTGCAGGAATTCAAAGACGGCTACAAGAAAGCTATGGAAATGGGTTTTGACACGAGTAGCTATGATGAGAAGTTGCCTGACCTGTACGCAGAGGATATGAAGCTGGCATACGGTAGCAAGGTGGAGGGCATAGAAACTGTCGGTGACTATATTCGAGCCTCATATCGTGGCGGGTGGTGCTATTTAGTTAAGGGTAAGGAACAAAAAGAGTTCCACAACGGTACCACTGCTGATGTGAATAGTCTGTATCCATCCATGATGAGCAGCGAAAGCGGCAATTATTACCCTGTGGGTAGGCCGTGGTTCTGGAAAGGTAATTTCTGTGATGAACCATTTATGAGAGTGCCTGAGATAACGGAGGGCCAGTACTGGTTCGTAAGACTACGCACAAGGTTTTACATCAAGCCCGGTATGCTTCCTACTATCCAGCTGAAACATAACTGTTTGTACAAGGCAAACGAGTTCCTTACAACTTCTGATGTGCTTAACCCTGATGATGGTAACTACTATCCTCAATACATAGACCTTGAGGGTAACGTACAGGAAGCCATAGTTGAAATGACTATGACACAGACAGACTATCAACTGATGATTGAGCACTATAATTTGAAAGATACAGAGATACTTGATGGCGCTGTGTTCAAAGCTGAGAAAGGGTTGTTCGATGGCTACATGGCTAAGTACAAGAAGATAAAGCAGGAGAGTAAGGGCGCTATGCGTGAGCTTGCCAAGCTGTTTCTTAACAATCTGTATGGTAAGATGGCGAGCAGCACCGATAGCAGTTTCAAGCTGGCGTATGTGAAAGATGATGGCGTTGTAGGTTTCATGCCTGTTATCGAGGCGAAGAAGAAGCCCGGATATATTCCTATCGGTTCAGCTATTACAAGTTACGCCCGGAACTTTACTATTCGCGCAGCTCAGAAGAACTATCATGGTTTGGATAAGCCCGGTTTCATATATGCCGACACAGATAGTATTCATTGCGACTTACCGCCAGAGGAAATTGTGGGTATCAAAGTTCATCCGACAGACTTCTGCTGCTGGAAACTGGAAAGCTGCTGGGACGTTGGCACATTTACCCGTCAGAAAACATATATCGAGCACGTTGTCAAAGAGGACTTAGAGGACTGCGAACCTTACTACAACGTAAAGTGTGCCGGTATGCCCCAGAGATGTAAAGACCTGTTTGTGATGAGCCTTACAGGTGAGGCCAAAGGTGAGCTTACTGAGGAAGAAAGAAAGTTTGTTGAGCAGAAACGAACACTGGATGATTTCCATCAAGGTTTGGTGGTGCCAAGTAAGCTGCTACCTAAACGAATTAAAGGCGGTATCCTGCTGGTGGATACCAGTTATGAAATGAGGTGAGTATTTGTACAAGATATATGACCCTGAGGAAGTTCTTGCAGCAGTAGGTTTTGCTCATCCCATCAAAGGTTATCCTGACTATGACTACAAGAAAGGTTTTAACGATGGGCTGAACTGGTTTCAGTTGCAGCTTGCAAAATACTCACGGGAGGTGAAAGTAAATGTCACAAAAGAGGTCAAAGAGAAATAGTGAACCTACGTTCATAGAGGGCTATTACAAAAAAGGTATCTGCCCGTATTCGGATAGCTGTTTCACTTGCCCTGAGCCTGATTGTATGGTGAACCCTAACTACGCGAGAAGAATAAACAAGCTGCCTTATGACATTGAAAGAGGCCAAGCAGCAAAAGGTAAAAATTGGAGGAAATGTGATGGACGTAATCAAAAAATTTTTGAAAGAGCGTAAACGTATGTGTAACAGTTTTGAGGGTTGCGAGGAGTGCCCAGCTGATAACGATAAGGATGGGTATGGGGGTTGTGTTTTTTCAATCATGAGTGAGTATCCAATAGAAAAGCAGATTGAAATTGTAGAGAAGTGGTCAAAGGAACACCCGCAGAAAACTCGTCAAACTAACTTTCTTGAACGGTGGCCTAATGCACGTCTTGACAGCCACGGAGTGTTGGTTATTCAGCCTTGTGATTTGGGTTACGATGATTACACAGATTGTGCAAGTACAGATTGTTATAGGTGCCGTGAACAGTTCTGGAACGAACCAGTAAAATAAAGGAGAGGTGAGTAACCTCACCTCTCCCAATTCATCCAATATCCACAACAGACGGCGCTTACAAGCGGGCTGCGAACCCGACCCTGCCCCGGAGGATTTTACCCCTTGCAACCCGGGTCAGCGGATAAGACGAACGCCTGAGGATATTAGCGGATGACATTTAATAGCTGAGTGCCTTGAGAACAATCTCTTTACACTCAATGTCTTTGAAACGGAAACACCCGCGCTCGAAGTAGTAGCGCATAGTAGACAGGAACAAGTCACTCCGTTTCAGCATGACGTAGTTCACATCGTGGTCATTTGCAGATACCGTGATACGGATAGGAAAGCTATCATCAACTCTCTTATCACAGTACACCACGCCCTCATCCAGATACTCACGGATAGCAAACTGCTTGCTGCCGCTTCTAAGGGTAGCCAAGTAATTACTTCTACCCTTAGGTGTCTCAATAAACGCAGAGCTATCATTGAGGTACACACACTCAGCAGAATAAGCAACGTAATCATTCTTTGCAAAGGCACGGTTGAAGCCACTTTCTTTCTGTGCCACGCTTGCAGCTTCCACGTAACCCTGTTCCAGCACGAACCCATCACCTTTAAGGAAGTTGGTGTCCGCTTTTAATCTCCCGGTAATCCCCATCTCCACATAGTACGGGTTGATAAGGCTTACAGGGTTCGCGCACATATACACAGGAAGATAACGCACTTGTTTATTCTGACCACGCGCAAGGGAGGTGTGAATAGAAATCAACTTCTTGAGTTCGTCAGGCGCATACTTATTTGTTTCGCTCTGGAACTCATCAAAGAACATTGCAGTTGTATCACTGAACAGGTGGGACAGTTTCTTGATACTGTCTGCGTCATTGATTGCAATGGCATAGCCACAAGAAACGTCATTCAGAAACAGCTCTTTGTACTTTCCCTTTTGTCTGGTTTTCTCTGTCATTTCATCGTCAGGGAAGAACAGACCGCCAATGTCTTTGAAGAACTTGTCAGCCACCTCATCAAGTTCGTAATTGAACCGATACAGGAGGCAGAACTTAGCACCTGTTTTCTTGAAGCGGTTTACCAACAATCTACCAAAATAAGTAGTCTTACCACCTGTTCGGTTTGTTGTAGTCATGTAAATTTCAGGGCGCTTGCCGTTAATGTCAAGCATGGAAAGCAGTTTTGTTCCATCGTAATACTGGCCCATTGAGTTCACCTCACTAAAATTTCTTTCCTTTATTGTAACATAAAACTTGACTTTTGTCAAGCAATATGGTACAATCTAATTGTAAAAGTTAGGGGAAAGGAGGTAACGGCAAATGGAAGTTTGGAGCAATCTCATTTCTCAGCTGGGGTTCCCCCTTGCGGCGTGTATCGCCCTCGGTTTTTTCGTCTACAAGATGTGGCAGCGTCAGTCCGAAGAGGCTGACAAGATGACCAAGCAGTTCACCGAAACTGTTGAGCGTCTCACTGAAAGTCACCACGAAGAAATGAAGGGAATTCAGCAGGCCCTGACTGACAACACCATCGTGATGAACAAGCTCATCGCAAAACTGGACGGGACAACGGAGGTGTAAGTAAATGGCCAGCGGCTTCATCTATGGCAATAGATACCTGTCTGTTTCTGAGCAGCAGAACAACGCCGACCTTATCTATGAATGGATGCGTGGCATACAGGCAGCAACATTCTCTGTCAACGCTGCGTGTGCTATCATAGCTAACTTCGAGTATGAGTCCACAATCAATCCCGGTATCGTGGAGAGCCTTGCTACGGACCCCGAAGCTTTTAAAGAAGAGCACGGTTACTACCCCGGTTGTGGTTTAGCGGGATGGACACCCTACACGAAGTTGACCGGCTGGTTGAACGACAACGGCATATCCGCCGACTTCAATAGTGGCTGGCAGGACAAGGGCGCTTTACAGCTTGAGTTCATTCTGTGGCAATTACAGAACGAGCCGACAGCAGTCTGGTTCAGGAACCCAAGCGTAACACCGCAGAACCCGCCTATGTCGTTCGCTGAATTCTGTAACTCAGATTTAGACCCGGCAACTCTTGCCAAGTATTGGTGCTGGTATTACGAACACCCCGCAGACCCCAACGGACAAGCGCCGCTGAGAGCAGCAGCAGCCAACAAGTGGTATACTTATTTCACGGGCGAAGAACCGCCCGGCCCCGGCCCTGAACCGCCTACGCCAACCGAGAAGCGTAAGGGCTTACCTGTATGGATGATGTGCGGTAATAAGCGTAGGCGTATCATGCGCCGTATATATTAAAGGAGTGTAACATTATGGCAAAGCTAAATCGTGAGCAGTTTCTTGAAGCTATCAAGGCGCGTATCGGTGATGACACCTCTGACATTGCTATGCAGTTCGTAGAGGATATGACTGATACCTTTGATGGCTTTGCGACTGACAGTAACTCTCAGCGTATCACTGAACTTGAGCAGCAGCTCAGCGAAGCCAACACCGCCAAGGACGAATTGGATAAGAGTTGGAGACAGCGCTACCGTGACCGTTTCTTCTCCGGTGTGGACGAGGAAAAGCTGCCGCCCGAAGTGAAAGACCCCCAGCCTGTCGAACCTGACAGAGCTACCACTATTCAGGTGAACGACCTGTTCACCGAAAACTAAGAAAGGAGACATATAGATATGCCTACTAAGCCCAAGATTAAAACCCTGACCAACAGTTCCATTGATGTGCTGAACGCTATCCGCAACAGTGCTACTGTGAACTATCAGAACTATGTGCCCATCGCCACCAGCGACCCCGACAACATTCGTGAGATTGGTGCTATCATTATGGATATGCCCCAGCTTCAGAATGAGTTTCTGTCTGCGCTGGTGAACCGTATCGGTCGTGTCATTCTGACCAGCAAGATGTACTCCAACCCCTGGGAGATGTTCAAGAAGGGTATGCTGGAGTACGGCGAGACTATCGAAGAAATCTTCGTGAATATCGCCAAGCCTTTCCAGTATGACCCCGATGTTGCTGAGACTGAGGTCTACAAGCGTGAAATCCCGGACGTGCGTTCCGCTTTCCACGTCATGAACTACCAGAAGTTCTATAAGGCCACCATTCAGCAGGAGCAGCTGCGTCAGGCGTTCCTGTCCGCTGACGGTATCTCTCAGCTGATTGCGGGTATCGTTGACCAGATGTACACCGCCGCCAACTATGATGAGTTCATTACCATGAAGTATCTGCTGGCGAAGAAAATTCTGGCTGGTCAGTTCCACCCCGTTACCGTGGACTCTCTCACCGCTGCGAACTCCAACGCTGTGACCACCACCATTAAGGAGACTTCCAACATGATGGTGTTCCCCAGCACCGAGTACAACCCCGCAGGCGTGTTCCAGCACACGGATTACAATGACCAGTTCCTTATCATGTCCGCTAAGGCTAAGGCCGTCATTGACGTGAACACTCTGGCTGCTGCGTTCAACATGGACAAGGCTGATTTCATGGGCCACGTTGTTACCATTGACAGCTTCGGCGCTCTGGACATTGCCCGTCTGAACGTGCTGTTCGCGGATGACCCCACCTACACCGAGATTGGCTCTGCCGAGCTGGAAGCTCTGGCTGCTATCCCCGCCGTGTCTGTGGGCCGTGACTGGTTCATGGTGTATGATAACCTGATGCAGTTCACTGAGAACTACAACGGTCAGGGCCTGTACTGGAACTATTTTTACCACGTGTGGAAAATCTTTTCCAGCTCTCCCTTCGAGAATGCCGTTGTGTACGTTCCTCAGACTCCCAGCGTGACCTCTGTTACCGTGTCTCCTGACGCTGTTGCCGCCAAGGCTGGTCAGAGTGTGAGCCTGTCTGCTGACGTTGTGACTGTTGGCTTTGCCTCTCAGGAGGTCAACTGGACTGTTGCCACCGGCTCTTATGCTTCCACTGTCACTGTGGACAAGGCGGGTAACGTCAAGATTGGCGCGACCGCGGCTGCTGGTAAGTGTACCATCAAGTGTACTTCCGTGTTTGACAGCACGAAGTTTGATGAGTGCGAAATCACCATCACCGCTGCCTAAGGAACTCCCTATGAGGGGAGGGAGAAATCTCTCCCCTCTATATTGAAGAAAGGAGGAATAGAATATGTATGTTGAACCTAACAGCACTGTATATCTGATGAAGAACGTCCCGCTTGACCCGACTTATCAGCATACGGTGCTTTTCAGTTCTAAGGAACAGCAGGCCAATACGTTTCTGGGTTATACGACTGGTGACTTGACGTTTGTCAATCAGAGTTACCAGAGGCACGGTAGAGGATATATCAAGATTGCTACTAATGTTGGCAATGTTCTGAACTGCAACTACATGATGTTCCGGAACTACAACAGTGATACCATGACGTATGATAGATGGTTCTATGCGTTCGTCACGGATGTGGAATATGTCAATGAGGCTACTACGCTTATTCGGTATGAGATTGATATCATGCAGACGTGGTTGTTTGATTATAGTCTTGACCCGGTGTTTGTGGAGAGAGAGCATAGTAGTACCGATGTAGTGGGGGATAATCTTATTGATGACAGAGTGGAACGTGGCGAGTATGTCTTTAGGGATTTTTTGCCCACCAATAAACTCAACGTATATGGTATTGTTGTTTATTCCACTTACGACCCCACAACTTCAGCAGACGTTACAGGCGGCTACTATGGGAACCTGTATTCGGCGGCAAAACCGTTTTGGTTTGACAGTGCAGACGCAGCTAACACGTTTATTGAAAGCTGTACAACAGCTGGCAAAGCGCCGGGGTGCATTGTAGGTGTTATTATGTGCCCAAGTGTTTATAAAACCTTTATCAGCACAGCGGGCAAAACGCCTATGACTACAACAGTAACTTACACAAAAAACTATTCTGACATTGACGGATACGTCCCTAAGAACAAAAAGCTTTTCACTCAGCCTTACAACTTTTTATACATTACTAATCTTTGCGGGAGTACATTGGAGCTTGGTTATGAGTATTTCAGCACTTCCAACTGTCAGCTGGTTATGTTTGGGGCACCCTCTCTTAGTTGTGATATTGGCCTAATGCCTGATTATTACAAGGGCGTTGGCGGCAATACCACCGTGGGTGAACTACTTGGAAATTGCAACGAAATCATTGCTCTGTCTGACTTCCCTATGTGCTGCTACTCTGTTGATGCGTTTAATGCGTGGTATGCCCAGAACAAGGGCAGCTATATCAGCGGAAAGGTTAATCAAGTTGTCGGCGCAATCGGGCAATTTGCTCAAGGTAATATTCTCGGCGGTGTTTCTTCGCTGGTTACGGGTGTTAGTTCTACTGTGGGCGAACTCAGAGACAAGAGTGTACAGCCGCCTAATGTTACAGGCACCCCGGCAACTGGAAGTATTTTTGCCAGTGGACAAATGGACTTCTGGGTAGGACACGTTACAATTAAAGCCCAGTTCGCCAAAATCATTGACGAATATTGGAGTAAGTTTGGATACCCGTGTCACCAGATTAAAGTGCCCAACCGCAACGCCCGCGCTAACTGGAACTACGTCAAAACTCAGGGTTGCGAGTTCACCGGTTCCATCCCCGCCTCTGACGCAGAATCCATCAAAGCTATCTATGACAATGGTATTACGTTTTGGAACGACATTACCAAGGTAGGTAAGTATGGGGACTTTACC